TCCCCTCATGTTCCCTCAAGGGGAGTAGATACTAGCTATCGTACTCCAAGTGTATGGGAACAGTGGGTTGATGACGCAAAATCTACAGTTGAATCTGCTGAATCTGCTGTGGAAGATGTTAATAATTCTATCGAAAATGTCAACATTTCAATTAAGGAAGTTGACAGACTAAAAGAGGAATACGAAGAATTAATAGCTAACACGCCTATTAATCCAGACTGGACACTAGACCACACAAAATTAACGCATCGTGATGCTGAAAACCAACATCCGATTAGTGCCATTGAAGGTCTTGAAAAGCAATTGGACACTTATGTTACTTCAAGTAACACAATGTCTAATAGCGATATTGATAATCTTTTAGGATGGTGATTAAATGGCCGATAAATATGTTGATAAAGCTGGTCTTACTTATTTTTGGGGTAAAATAAAGACTTTACTTGCGGCAAAGGCAGATACTTCTTCTTTAAAAACAGTTGCAACAAGTGGTAGTTATAATGATTTAACAAATCGTCCAACTATTCCGTCTGTTGACGCTTCTTTAAGTAGTTCTAGCACTAATGCCATCCAAAATAAAGCAGTTTATTCTGCATTATCTGGTAAACTTAGTACATCTGGTACTGCTGCAAGCGCAAGTAAGCTTGTTAATTCTATTACAATAAATGGCACTGCTTTCGATGGAAGCCAAGCTATTTCAATAACAACTGAAAACACTGTTTACAGTGCAATTTCAAACGATACGATTGATGGATGTTTTTAAAATTTAAAAGGGTGATTATATGTCAAAATTTGTTGACCAAGAGGGTTTGCTTTACTTTTGGACAAAGCTAAAGACAATTCTGAGCGGCAAGGTTGATACTGTTGAAGGTAAGCAACTTTCGACTAACGATTATACCAACGACGAAAAGGATAAGCTATCTGGCATTGCTGCAAAGGCTGAAGTGAACCAGAATGCTTATTCGTATATTAGCGTTGGTTCTTCTAAGCTTTCTGCTGCTGGCAAGACCGATACGGTCACTATTGCTGCTGGTACAAATGTCACGCTAACTCCTGATACCACTAATGGTAAGATTACCATTGCTGCTACTGATACTACGTATAGCAATGCTACCACCACTACTGCTGGTCTAATGAGTTCTACTGATAAGGCAAAGCTAGATACTGTTGCTGAAAATGCTAACAACTATACTCTGCCTACTGCCTCTAAGACCCTCGGTGGTGTTAAGACTACTAGCGACGTGAATAGTGCCTCTGGTTATACTGCTTCTCCGATTATTGACGGAGTTGTATACTACAAGGACACGGATACTACCTATAATGATATGACTGGTGCAACTTCCTCTAAGGATGGTACTAATGGTCTAGTTCCAAAGCCTGTCGCTGGTAATCAGGACAAGTATCTGCGTGGAGACGGCACTTGGCAAACTCCTACCGATACCACTTATAGCGCTGTTACTACCAGCAAGGACGGTTTAATGATTGCTGCGGATAAGAGCAAGCTGGACGGTATTGCTGATAATGCTAACAACTATTCGCTCCCGACCGCTACTAGCTCTGTTATCGGTGGTGTTACCACTACTAGCACTGTAACTAGCACGACTGGTTATACTGCCTCTCCGATTATTGACGGAGTTGTGTACTACAAGGACACCAACACTACTTACAATGCTGTTACCACCACCGCCAACGGTCTGATGACTTCTACCGATAAGGCGAAACTCGACGCTTTTGGTGCTGCCAGCACTTATGCTCTAAAGAGCGACATTACGAATATGTACAAATATAAGGGTAGTGTTGCTACGACTTCTGACCTTCCCTCTGGTGCTACTACTGGCGACGTGTATAACGTCGAAGCCAGCGGTATGAACTATGCTTGGGACGGTTCTGCTTGGGATGCTTTAGGCGAAATTTTCACTATTGACAAAGTTACTAACAGTGAAATCGATACGATTATGGCCTCCTAAAATTTTTAAGGAGGTTTTAACCTATGGCATTTTTAGACGAAACAGGTTTGCAATATTTAGTTGATAAGATTAAAACTTTGGTTTCCGATAGTATTGCCACTGCGACCACTAAAACTTATACAATTACAGTTCCATCTTCTGGATGGACTGGGAGTTCAGCACCGTACACAAATACGGTCACTGTATCTGGAATTACTGCCAGTACAGTTTTGAGTGATATTACATTAGCTAATGCTAGTGTTGGGGTGAGTGCTGCGGAAACCGCCGCTCAGACTTGGACTTATCTCGACACCAAGGCTGACAGCGTGGTTTTTTATAGTGATACGAAACCTACGGCTAATTTTACAATAATAGCCAGAGAAGTTAAATAATTCTTCTCTTTTTAGAAAAAAATTAAAATATATGTGTACATATTGTACGAATTTTAAGTGCTTTTTGTGCTTTTCTTTGTGCAATATGTACATCTTTTTTAACGATTTTTATAGATAAAAGTCAAATTTTATAAAACTACGAATAAAAGGAGAACAAAATGAGTAAAACAAATAATAGTATTAATATTAGCGGAGCATATTCTACTGTTTTGCAGCTAATTGCTGCTTCCCCTACATACTATAAACGTCCCTCTTTAATGACCCTAAATAAAACAACTGTAACCATCCCAGCTAATACACAAATTAATATTGGCGGCAATGGATATATTAGTTTGAGTAATACTTCTTTAGCTTTATCTGCTGTTGCTACTGCTGCTAATCGTGCTGGTAAAAATATTTATGTCTACGCGTGTCAACCAAGTAGCGGCATTTCTCCAACATTTGTTCTATCAACAAGCAGCACAGTCCCAAGTGGTTATACTGCTACTACCAGTCGTAAAATTGGCGGATTTCATTGTCTTTGTGCGGCAGTTGGTACTATTAGTGGACACACGCTAAGTGGATATGCTACTGGTGACGCAATTCCAAATTCACAGTGGGACTTATTACATCGTCCTGTATCAGACCCGGAAGGAATGGTCTACGTTGAGGGAATTGGTAAATGGGTAGACATCTATTTGACAAGCTACAATGGTACAAAGCTTGCGAGTGTATATGGTGGCACAATTGCAGATGGATATTCTTCTACACCATTTCATGGAGAAAAGTTTGCCGAATATGCTGGACTATGTGGCAAGTCTCTATTAAATAGAGATGAATTTATGGTTGTGGCAAAAGGTAGTAATGAGGGTACAAATATTACTGATTCTGCTGACCCCGGTACTACTGGTGGACATACTGATACTGCCGGTCGCCGTATGATTTCTAATTACGGCCTAGAAGATTGCTGTGGAGTTATGTGGCAATGGACAAACGATATTGCTATGTTTGGTAACAGTGCCGCTGCTACACTACCTTCCACTTCACAAACTTCTTCTACTGATGGCGCTCAATATCTAAATGGATTCTCATGGCAAACTGATGGTCGAAGCGTCTCTAATATTTATATTGATAGCACAGCAAGTCTATACGGCCATTCTCACGGTGTTGTGGAGCGTGTCCTCGTCGGCGGTTATTGGTGCAACGGCTCGGATTGCGGCTCTCGCGCGGTGGCTGGCCATGGCCTGTCTTCTTGCCGGAATTCCTCTAACGGCTGTCGCTTGGCCTCGGAGTCGAGGGTCGTTTGCCTATAAGTAAAAATTAACGATAAATCGTTAAATTCTAGTAATTGACACAGAGAGGATTATCGTTTTTTATAAATTGAAAATAACTAAAATTTAATAAAGGATGTGGTAACAAACCTCGGCTTTTGTATTACTCGTGAGTCAACGTCGGCGGTAATTGGAGCAACAGCTCGAATTGCGGCTCTCGCGCAGTGAATGGCAATAACCTGTCTTCTAACCGGAATTCCAATAACGGCTGTCGCTTGGCCTCGGCTACGGGGGACTAGGATAGTTCTACCCTAAAAACTTTCATAAAATATAATATTTCTGTATATTTTAGCCGAACCCTCGGCTGAATACAAGAGCCATCCCTATTAAGGGAAAATACGCGAATGGGTTAATGTGGTGGATAGTAGAGAAACCGAAATTCATCACATTTATTTTTTTAATAATAAAAGGGAGAATGTTTATGAAAAGATACGGAAATCTGTATCAAAAAATTATAGATAAAGAAAATTTAAAAATAGCATTTATGAAAGCCTCTATGGGCAAAAGACAAAGAAAATCAGTTAAAAAGATTTTAGACAACTTAGACTATTATATAGACGATTTATATAATCAACTTGCAAACGGTACATATCATACATCGTCATATCATACAAAAGTTATCTATGAACCAAAAGAACGATTGATTTACATCTTGCCTTTTTATCCAGACAGAGTTGTTCATCATGCTATAATGAATATACTTGAACCAATTCTTGACGGCCTCATGTACGAACATAGTTACGCTTGTCGAAAAAACAAGGGGCAACACGCCGGAAGCAAATATTGTATGGGGCTTGTAAAGAAAAATAAGTATTGCTTACAATGTGATATATCAAAATTTTATCCAAGTATAGACCATGCTATTTTAAAAGAAATTATAAAGCACAAAATAAAAGATAAACAATTGCTTGTTTTGCTTGATGAAATAATTGATAGTATACCCGGAGAAAAGAATACGCCAATCGGCAATTATTTATCTCAATGGTTTGGGAATCTATATATGAATGAGTTAGATACTTATGTAAAACAGGAATTAAAAGTAAAAGATTATATGAGATATTGTGACGATTTTGTTTTATTTTCAAACGACAAAACCGAATTAAAAGAATGGGCTGACAAAATAGAAAATTTTGTTCACGAAAAATTAGACTTAAAATTAAGTAAGAAACGAGTTTATCCAACTTCTCAGGGGGTTGATTTTCTCGGTTATCGACATTTTCCAGACTATATCTTGGTAAGAAAAAGAACTGCAAAAAGAATCAAAAAACACATGAAGGAACTTGTTTATTTATGGCGTTCTGGCAGAATTACCCAAGAGAAAGCCCTATCGAAAATTGCAAGCGCAAAAGGGTGGTTAAAACACGCTCAAACACATAATTTAAAACTTGCAATGAAAATAGACGAGATAGAATTAGAGATACGAGCTAATCAACGTAGCAAAAACAATAAATAAAACTCTGATTTTATGATTAATAAAACAACGTAACATCGTAAATTTTTACGACATATAATTTCAAAAATTAAAAATCTTTGTCTAAAAATCTTTATCTAAAATTTTTCCATTATCTTTTCAAAAATCTTCAAATAATATATAATAAGAAATAAAAGGAGAATTAATTATGGTAGGAATCCCCAAGTATTTAAATTCTAAAGATGATTATGAGTATGTGAGAGCAAATTACTCAGAAGAAATTTGGAGACCCCAGTATCAAAATCTTCTTGATACAACCTATGATTGGTTTTTTTCAAATAAACTTACCGATGACGAAGACGGTATTACTGATGATACCCATATTGTTATCGAAGATGAAGAAACTCATGAAAAAAGTCAGTATGAATGGAGATTAAATCCAACTTGTAAATTACTCTCTATTGGTTATACAATTAATGAGGTTAAAAATATTCTAAAATAAATTAAAATATGATTAACGCTTAAATTACGGTGATTATAAAATGGTAAATAAATATTCTTTAAAAAAAGATGGAGAAACTTCTCTGTCTACTAATTTTAAAGTTAAAGAATTTGCTTGTAATGACGGCTCTGACGAAATCCTAATTGATAGTGATTTAGTCGAAGCATTACAAAAAATTCGTGATAAATTTG